CCCGAGGAAACCGCATGACCACCACCGCGCCAGACCTGCTCATCTCCGCCGCCGACGCCATCGCCGACCGCGCGCAGCTGCGCGACCAGCCCAACGGCGAACGCAGCATGGCCCACGCCGTGGCCGCGTTCAACGCCCTGTTCGACGCGCAGCTGTCCGAACAGCAAGGCTGGCAGTTCATGGTGCTGCTCAAGCTGGCCCGCAGCAGCGGCGGCCGCATCCACCTCGACGATTACACCGATGCCGCCGCCTACGCCGCGCTGGCCGGCGAATGCGCCACGCGCCACGCCGCCACCGAGGTGATGAACCTGCGCGCCGTGCATCCCGTGGCCCATAGCAAGCCCTATGCCCCTACCTGACCGCCTGCACCGTGCCGCCCGTAACGCACCACGGGTGGGGATCAGCCGGGGAGTGCCCCGCGTCGCATCAGCGCGAAAACCCCGGCAGCAGGCCAAGCGGTCATCCGCGTTGCGGCGGCTTTCCACCATCAGCCGAGTTCCACCGCCCAGACCTGCACTGCCGCCGCCTCAGTCGCACCCCAGGCGGCACCGATCAGCGCCTTGCACGCGTTTCCTCCCCTGGACGCGTAGCCCGTCGCGAGACGCCCGCGCAGGGCGCTGATCGGTCACCACGCACAACGCATCCCGCGCCGAACGCTATCCATGGAGTGACCCTTTGAACATCCCGCGCAACATCCCCGACCAGCTCCATCGCCGCGCGGTGCTCGCCACGCAATGCGCTGCCAGCGCGGTGTGCGCCAAGGCCCATATCGAGAAAGCCCTGCTCAACGCCGAGCACGGGCGCCTGGACCTCGCTGTGCTCAACGACCTGCGCCAGTGCATCGCCACCATCGATCGCACCGTGCGCCACGCCGAACTCTGCCGCCAGCGCCTGCTGCGCAAGGCGGATCGCATCAACCCCCAATCGTCTACCGAGGATTGACCATGTCACCGTCGCTGAAAATCCGTACCGAAAGCCTGCATATCTATCTCGGCAATAACGAACAGCTGGGCGCACTTTTCGAAAGCAGCTGCGCGCCGGCGATCAACTTCGCCGAGCGTTTCACCCTCGCCATCATCCACGGCGCCGAGCTCGTCACGGACCACAAGACTGGCCTGATGTGGCCCGTGTATGAAAGCGAGCAGCCGATGGACTACGACGCGCTGGAGAAGCACGTCGCCGGACTTCGCCTGGGCAGCTTCGCCGATTGGCGTACGCCCACCGCCGAAGAGCGCGAATCCATCCGCGACCTGTCGCGCTGCAAACCCGCGCTGTTCGAACCGCTCAAGTCCCGCAGCAACGACTGGGAATGGACCTGCACGCCGTGCGCCTGGTCCAAGGATGACGCGGGTGTGCCCTCTGCCTTTTGGCAGGTCGACGGCTACTACGGCTACCTGAACTACGACTACCGCGACGGCAAGGCCTTCGCGCGGCCGTGTCGGTTCGTCGCGCGCGCCGGTCAGTGATCGGCCTTTTGTCACCCCACCCTTTCCACTGAGCGAAACCCATGGACTTTGCCAAGCCCAGCATCATCCGGATCAGCCCTGCCGGCGACCACATGCCCATCGATCACAAGGGCAAGCACGCCGCCGTCCTCTACCCCGACTTCGGCATCCAGTTTGCCGTCGAAGCGAAGGGATTCAACAAAACGGCGGATTACGACACCACCATCAAGCGCGCGGCCGACCTCACGCATGCCGGCGATTCAGGATGGATCTTGGCGCCCCATTCCCAGCTGCAGCTGCTGACGATCGATGCCAATCGATTCAACCCAGCGGCCGATCCCGATCTCTACCCAGACGCGAAAACAGGCTGGTACTGGACCTCGCACGGCTGCGCCTGGTCGACGGATAACGCGGGTGTGCCCTCTGCCTTTTGGCAGGTCTGCGGCTACAGCGGCCACCTGGGCTACGGCAACCGCAACAACAAGGCCTTCGCGCGGCCGTGTCGGTTCGTCGCGCGCGCCGGTCAGTGATCGGCCTTTTGTCCCACTGAGCGCATCCTGATGGCCTTCAACCTTCCACCCGTCGTCAAGCTCGCCGAGCGCCTCGCCGCCGATATCGAGGAAGCGGTGACGCGTTTCGCGCGCCGCCACCGCTACACCTTCGGCACACGCCTGCGCGACAGCGCATGGGCCGTGCTCAAGACCGCCGACGCCGCCGCGCGGCGCCCGGCAGAGCGGCCGCAGCTGTTGCAGGCGCTGCGCGATGCGATGGACGAGTTGAAGGCCGTCATGCAGCTGGGCCAGCGGCTGCGCCAGTTCGCCAGCTTCGGCCAGTTCGAAGCGCTGATGCGCACCGCGCATGACCTCGGGCGCCAGATCGGCGCCTGGCATCGACAGTTTCACCCTCAAGGCCAGAATGCCGCGGCGCAAGCGCCACGGCAGCGCGCCAAGACACTGAGTACCCATGCCGCCTCGATGTGTGAGGCCAATCCATGACGAAGCCGCGCTACCCACAGGGATGTTCGGCCAGGTCGCAAGTGCGTGGGGACGCGGGTGTGCCCTCTGCCTTTTGGCAGGTCAACGGCAACAACGGCAACCTGAACAACGACAACCGCAACAACAAGGCCTTCGCGCGGCCGTGTCGGTTCGTCGCGCGCGCCGGTGAGTGTCAGGGTGAAGGGGTATCCGTGCGCGCGCTCTACGACGCGTGGCGCGAGGCGCGGAGGAACAAGAAGCCCAGCAGCAATCAACTCGCGTTCGAGCTGCATTGGATGGACAACCTGCTGGATCTGCAACAGCAGATCCATACCGGCACCTGGAGTCCGCAGCCCAGCATCTGTTTCGTCGCCCAGCGCCCCAAGGCCCGCGAGATCCATGCGCCCGATTTCAGCGATCGCGTGGTGCACCACTGGCTGGTGCCGCAGCTGGAGGCCATCTACGAGCCCGGCTTCATCGTCGACTCGTATTCCAACCGCCGAGGCAAGGGCACGCACAAGGCTGTCGCGCGCCTCCGCCAATACGTGCGCCAAGTGAACAGCGGCGAAGGCTGTGGCTGGTATCTGCAACTCGATGTGGCCAATTTCTTTCCCAGCATCCATCGGCCAACCCTGTGGGTCATGCTCAAGACCCGGCTCACGCGTGCCAGCCTGTCACTCACCGCGCTGCACATCATCCATGCCCTGCTCAGGCACCCCGTACAGGCGCAGGGCGTCCGGTACCGCTGCACTCGCGAAGAGCGCACCCGCGTTCCGATGCACAAGCGACTGGAGAACGCACCGGCTGGCTGCGGGCTTCCCATCGGCAACCTGAGCAGCCAGTTCTTCGCCAACGTCTACCTCGACGCGCTCGACCAGTTCGTCAAGCACACGCTCAAGGCCAAACGTTACCTGCGGTTCGTGGATGATTTCGTGCTGGTGCACCGCGACCGCACCCAGCTGGAGCGCTGGCACCGCCAGATCGAACAGTTCCTCGCCGACCGCCTGCGCCTCAAGCTGAAAGACGACGTTCGCCTGCGCCCGCTATCCGCAGGGATCGACTTTCTCGGCTACGTGGTGTTCCCCACCCATACCCGCGTGCGCAAGCGCGTGGTGCGCCACGCCGAGGAACGCCTGCATGCCTGGCACGCCGCCCACGCAGCGCGCGATGGCTTGCGCGGCACACCCGAAGACTTTCAGCAGCTCGACGCCACCTGGGCAAGCTACCAGGGCCACTTCGCGCACGCCGACAGCTGGCGCCTTAGGCAGCGCTTCCTGCAGCGGCGACCGTGGCTGTCCGCGCTCACCAACACGCGCCGCCGCTTTCACCACCAGCTGAGCGGGCGCCGCATCGCCGTGAGGATCTCCACCCATGAACTTCCTGCATCGATTTCTTCTGCAGCGCATGGGGAACCGCCCGCAGATGCGCGCCGTGACGGTGCCAGCACCCCTTATTTCGCCCAAGGAAATGCCCATGGCTGACCTCGAAACCACGATATCGCTGCTCGCGCGGCATGGGCGCGTGCATTTGTCTCAGCTCGATGATGGCCGCTGGTGGTGCAAGGTGAACATGCACGTTGCCGCCGCCGGAGCGTCATTCAAGGTCGATAGCGATCTCATGCCCGGCCCGCTGTCGGCTGCGGATCAATGCCTTGATCGCATCTACACCATGCTGCACAGCTATGGCAGCCCCGGCGCGAAGGCGATCAGCCATGGCTAATCAACGCTATTCCGGGAAGAAACTTCCATCTGAAGCTGCCTATTCGGTGACCGGCCTCCTCGAAAACCTACTGCATCACGCGTGGGCCGATGGGGCTGCAAACATCAAAAAGTCACCCGCGACCATGCGCGCAACCGATGCGCTACTGGTTCGAATCGATGACGAGCGCATGGCCTTAAGGGAGCTGGACATCCTCCGGGCGGAACGCAACGCTGCGCGAGCGAGGCTTGACCAAGTTTCTAAGGTGCTCTCAGAGATCTATTCGCTACTTTACCCTCCAACATGGCTCACGCTCGACGGGCAGGAATTTGCATTCAAGTCGAACAACGCCAACGACTGGATGCAATGCCTGAGCGATCGCATCCGCGCGATTCCGAGTCAGCTCGCGTCCGACCCTGCAGGGGATCAAGTCCATGGCTGACGGCACCCGCCAGCACGGCTTCGGCTTCCCGCAGCGCACCCTTGCCAGCACCCTGCGTCCCGGCGAAATCGTGATCGATTTCTTTGCCGGCGGCGGTGGTGCCAGCGAGGCATTGCGCCAGGCGCTGGGTCGCGACCCCGACGTGGCCGTGAACCACGACCACGACGCGCTCGGCATGCACGCCGCCAATCACCCGTTCACTCGGCACATGGAGGCCGACGTGTGGACGGTGGACATTCTGCGCGAGGTCGCCGGGCGTCCGGTGGGTTGGTTCCACGCCTCGCCGGACTGCACGCATTTCAGCCAGGCCAAGGGCGGACAGCCCCGCGACCGTGCCACGCGATCGCTGAGCTGGGTGGTGCCCAAGGTCGCCGGCTCGCTCGCGCGCCACGGCCTCGCGCCGCGCATCATCAGCTTGGAGAACGTGCGCCAGATCCTTGGCTGGGGCCCGTTGGTGGCGAAGCGCGACAAGGCCACCGGCCGCGTGCTGCGCCTGGACGGCAGCGTGGCCGCGCCTGGCGAACGCGTGCCGCTGCGCGAGCAGTTCCTGATACCCGACAAGCGCCGCATGGGCGAGACGTGGCGCAAGTTCGTCGCCGTGCTGCGCGCGCTGGGCTACGTGGTGGAGTGGCGCCT